GCTACAGATGAGCAAGTGAACAGAGCTAGAGAAAGTGTGTTTGGTGATGCACTTACAGCTTTAGAGTTAGTTCCTGCTGGAGGTGCTGTAGCTATAACTGCAAAGAAAGCACTTAAATCAGGTGCAGCAAAACAAGGAATAGATTTTGCTAAACGTATAGAGGTTGATCCTGATGCTGTGGGTTCATTAGGTGGTAACATTAGATTAGCACCAAAAGACACAACAGATTTTAATAAACCCATAGAAAGAACACCACTTTCAGATACTGATACATTACCTAAAAGTCAAGTTTCTCCACTTGTAAAAGAGAGCACAGACAAAAGACTTTTTGAAACTGGTGCTATAGATTCTTCGTTTGATGATATAGAATCAGAATACTTAATTGAGGGTGCTCAAGAAAGTCTTTTAAAAGATAAAGAATTTTATACAAGAGATTTTTATAGTTCTATAACTACTGCGTTAGAAAATAGAGTTGGTAAAAAAGGTATATCTGGTAAAGTAGCTAAGAAGTTTTTAGAAAAAAATGCACCTAATATAAACAAACAAGAGTTACATTGGTCAGGACTTCTTGATGTATTAGAGGATGATAAAGTATATAAGAGAGATGAACTACTACTTCTTGCAAAAGAAAATACACCACAAGTAGAAATAGAGGTTCTTGGGCCTCATTTTAAAGTAGGAGAGGGAGTTAAAAAACCTAAGCATTTTGAAATGCAAAGAATTACAGGTGCTATTAAATTTAAAAATAACGATGGATCTTTAATATCACCAGCACTGCATACTAAAGATGATTTTGATTATGCAGAAATATTAATAAGAAATAAAAATAAAAAAACTAGTAATTATAAAGATGCTCTATTGGGTCATTGGGGTGAAAGAGATGATGTTATATCTCATGCTAGAGTAACTTATATTGACCATATGGACCCAACTACTGGAAGTAAAGATAAATCAGTTGCAGTTGTTGATGAACTTCAAAGTGATGCTGTACAAAAGGCTGTAATAGCAAGTAAAGAAACAGGTAAATTAAAAACTGATCTTCAAAAAAAGATAGGAAATGTACCAACTGAAAGTGATATAGCTTTTCACTATGAACTTGAACTTAGCGATTTTGTTTTTAGCTATGTTGCTGGAGACATTCCACTTAGCAAAAAATTTAAGGATAAAATAAATAGTTATAATTATGATTTTGATAGTATAACAGATCCAGATATTGCAGAAGATGTAATAAGAGTAGGTCTTACTGATACAGTTAAAAAATTTGCAGAGTTAAAAAATAAACATACTTTAGGTGAAATTACTTATGAACAGGTTGTTGATGAGTTAGCAAAAGAATTTAATTTAAAGAAAAGTGCTATTACAAGAAAGACTACTCCGGGTTATTTTCCTATTGTTGATGACGCTTTTCTTAATGTTTTAGGTGATTATGTTTTTACTAAAAAAGAAGTAAGAAATTATAATAAAAATAATGATAATCTAATGAGATCAAGTCTCATGGATATATTTGAGGAAATAAACGTAAAAGATTTTGAGGATAATTTAGTACCTTTAAATTTAACTGGTTCAGTTCGTACTTCTTTATTAGGTGTAATCAAAGATGCAAAAGAACGTGGTATAAATAAAATAATTATTCCCCCTGTAGAATCACTTATGAAAGTTAGACAAGGTGGTTCTAAAAAAGCTTTTGAAGCAACATATGTAAATGCAGCTATTAAAGCTTTAAAAGAATTACAATCAGAAACTAAAGGTAAAATAAATTTTAAAAGAAAAGAAGATGATCTTATATCATTTGAAACAGATTCTGACCCAATAATAATAGATGTTTCAGATTTTGAAATAGGAGAGTTTACACAATTTAGATTTGCTGAAGGAGGATCAGTAGAAAATATGGACGGACAAATGGAAATGATATTTGAAGAAGGGGGTATTACAGATGATGGAAGAACAACTGATCCTGTATCTGGTAATGATGTACCACCCGGATCTCTTGCAAGAGAAGTAAGAGATGATGTACCAGCAAGACTATCAGAGGGAGAGTATGTCGTACCTGCTGATGTAGTCCGTTTTTATGGTGTAAAGTTTTTTGAAAACTTACGAACAGAAGCTAAAATGGGCTTGCAAGATATGGAGGAAAATGGTAGAATAGGTGGTCAACCTATTGATAGACCTACACCTGCTAGATCTTCTTCTGAAGAATTAAGTTCAGAAGAATTAGAGTTCCTTCAATCCATAGCAGGTGACGAAAGAAATCTTGATGCTGCAAGCCAAGAAATGTCCTCACAAGTAAATACTTTAAACCAAGGCGGTCAAGTTAAAGGCTATTATAATGCAGGTATGGTTACTTCACCATATCAACAACCATACTTACCATCCTATGCTACTCCGGGTGCAATGACTGTTGGTATGACTGCACCCTATGCAGGAGCTTATGAAGGAGGTCCACCAACTGGTGGTGCACCAGCAAAAGAACCTGAAGGTGGATGCCCTGAAGGTATGATATGGAATGGAACTATGTGTGTCATAGATCCTAACTATCAAGCACCTAGAGCACCTTCATCAGGGGGTGATGATGATCAACCAGATATGCCTGAAGTAAAACCTTGGTATGAAGATGTAGATTTAAATGATACACAAGGATATATAAATAATATACTTGCAGCAGAGAAAAAAGATGAAAGTCTTGTAGGTGGATTATTATCTAATATACCTATTGTTGGGGCTGTAACTAGTATTGGTAAATTAAGTAATGTTGCAAAAGCAAGAGCAGCATTAGAAGTAGCTAAAGTTCTTGAAGTTGGTGGTAAGAAAAAATACAGCGATAAAGAAATTGAAGCTATGGAATCTACTATTGATAAGTATATTGACGATAATAATGTTGATAAAAAACTTGCTAATGTTATAGCTACTGGTAAATTAAATACAAGTTCGTTTATGAATAAAGCTGATGAGAATAATGATGGTATCTTGACACCAGAAGAAATAGCAGCAGCTACTGGTATACCTCTTGCTGAAGTAGTAAAACAACCAACAAAACAACAAACTTCTGTAAAAACTTCTAAAGATATAACTAGCGATGCACAAATAAAACAAAAGCAAGATGATCGTAAAAACGAAAAAAGTGCTGCTTCAATAGCTGCTCAAAAAGCTGGACAAGCGGCAATAGATAAAGCTAAAAAAGATAGACCTACAGGTGCTATAGCTACAAGTCAAACAATTCAAGACACCATGAAGAAAAGTAAAGAAGAACTTGAATCACAGTATGGCTCCGGTCTTAAAAAAGGCGGCTTAATAAAAAAGAAAAAGAAATAATATCCGAATAACTATAAGGCTACTCAGCTACGGCTGACCCCAACATAAAGGAGAAATACTATGCCTGAACTAGCAGAAATTGAAACACCAAAAACTGCAGGATTTGTTGATCGTGGTTCTAACTACGCAAAACGACAACAACAAATGGAAGAAGAAGAAAAGGAAATAGCAGAGCTTGAAGCCCAACAACGTGGTGAAACTAAAGAAGAGGTTACCGAAGAAAAAGAGGCCGATACAGAAACTAAAGAAGAAACGCTATCTGCAGAAGAAAAATCTTTTAAAAAGCGTTATGGCGATTTAAGACGGCATATGGGTGAAAAAGAAAAAGAGTGGAAAGAAAGATTAGAAGCTCTTGAAAATAGGCTAGAGAATACTTCAGTAACTCCACCTAAATCTGATGAGGATATTGCTGAATGGTCAAAGAAATATCCAGATGTTGCAGGTATAGTAGAAACTATTGCAGCTAAAAAAGCTCAAGAGATGTTTAGCAAAGCAGAAAAAAGACTTCAAGAAATAGATGAAGTACAAGATAAAGCTAGACGGTTAGAGTTGGAAGCTGAAATAAAAGAACAACACTCTGACTTTGATGAATTAAAAGCTTCAGACAAGTTTCATAACTGGGCAGAAGAACAACCTAAGTGGGTTCAAGATGCACTATATGAAAATGCAGATGATCCTGCTTCTGTCGTAAGAGTAATTGATTTATACAAAGTAGATAATAAAATAACAAGAGAAGATAAAAAACAGAATAAAAAAGCTGCTGCTTCTGTTGTTACAAAAAGAAATAAAACATCTGTAGATACGGATGATTCTTCAAACTATGTTAAGGAATCTGATGTAGCTAAGATGTCCAGTAGAGATTTTGAAAAGAATCAAGATAAAATAAATGAAGCTCTTCGCTCAAATAAATTTATTTACGATATTTCTGGCAATGCCAGATAAAAAATGTTGACAAATTTAATTTTGTTAATATAACTAAGGTCATAGCAAACAGAGCCTCGTTCAGACTACCTCTGTGCTAACCTTTTAAAAAGTCTAAACACAACAAGAATTACCTGAGTAAGTACAGGCCCAGCTAGTATTGATTGGCGAATCTTTACTAGATTGCACCCTAGAAAACATTCAGCCTCTTTAATGGTACGTTTAGCTTTGTAACTCAAAGCCAACATCAGGAGGATTTAACATGGCTTTTTCATCAGCATCGGGTTACGGTAACTTACCTAACGGTAATTTTAGTTCTGTAATCTATTCTAAAAAGGTGCAACTTGCTTTCCGCAAGAACACCGTTGCAGGTGATATCACTAACTCTGATTATTTTGGAGAGATCGCTGCCCAAGGCGATACAGTGAAAATCATCAAAGAACCTGAAATCTCAGTTAGTTCTTATGCTCGTGGTACAACAATCACTGCACAAGATCTTGACGATGAAGATTTCTCCCTTGTTATCGACAAGTCAAACTATTTTGCCTTTAAAATTGATGACATTGAGGAAGCTCACTCACATGTGAACTTCATGGACTTGGCTACAAACCGAGCCGCATATCGTCTATCTGATCAGTACGACCAAGAAGTTCTTGGCTACTTGTCAGGTTTCAAACAGTCTGCACTACATGGTAATGCTAACACTGCTAATGACCAAACAAATGGTACTAAAGCAGTAGCAACTGCAGGTACAGACGAATTGTTGACTTCAATGAAACTCCGTAAGGATTCATTTGGCAACATTACAACTGGTTCTGCTGGTGATCACTCGATCCCACTAGCAGTACGTATGCCGGGTGCTACCGCAGTATCTGACGCAACTGCTTCACCATTACAAGTTGTTGCACGTATGGCACGTCTTCTTGATCAACAACAAGTTGATACACAAGGACGTTGGCTTGTAGTTGACCCTGTATTTATGGAACTTCTTCGTGATGAAGATTCACGTTTCATGAACGCAGACTACGGTGAGTCAGGCGGTATCCGTAACGGACTAACTTTGAATAACTTTCATGGTTTCCGTTTCTACGTATCATCAAACCTACCACAAGTTGGTACAGGTTCTGGTACATCTGGTTCTGCAAACCAAAACGCTAACTTTGGTGTTATTGTTGCAGGTCATGATTCTGCTGTCGCAACTGCAGAGCAGATCAACAAAACCGAAACATATCGTGACCCTGACAGCTTTGCTGACATTGTTCGTGGTATGCATCTATATGGTAGAAAGATTCTTCGTCCTGAAGCTATCGTAACTGCCAAATATAACGCAGCGTAGGGAGGACTGAATTATGGCATTAGGTGATAACACACTCCAAGCGGCACGAGGTAACTCACAACGTGGACGCAACCCTTATTACGTTCAAACTGTATTGAACTTAGCTACAGCTTTATCAGACAAAGGTACTGCTCTTGCAGCAGCCGATGCTATTCCTGTTATAGCTGTTCCAAAAGGTCATATGATCTTGAATGCAGGTTTTGAAGTTGATACTGTTACTGACGGTTCTACATTTACTGTAGACTTAGGTACTGGTGTTGACCCTGACGTTTTTGTTGATGGTTTCAACGCAACTGCAGCAACTGCTGTGGGAACATTGTCACAAAACCCAGCAGCTTATCAACCAGTTATGTGTGTAGCCAATGATAACATTGACTTAACACTTGCAACACTATCAGGTGGTGCAGTTACTGTAGGTAAGCTACGTATTTGGGCTGTTCTTATGGATTGCACAGATGCAGGTAAAGACGGTACTGCTCAAGAAGTAGACCGTGATACACTAGCATAAAAATAACTTTGGGGGCTGCTTTATAGTGGCCCCTTTAGAACATCTAAATGATACTTAAAGCTAAAAATAAATTACCTAGTTGGGATATTAGAGTGTTTGATCTGGACGAAGTATATGCCAGAATGGATGATGCTGCTTTAACTGATAAAAATTTTTTAGCTGCTATTAAAAAATCACTAGATGAAAATGGTATGCTTTGGCCTCCGATAGTTTGGTTACAAAAAACTTTTCTACGTTATGCTGAAGAACAACCATATCGACAAGACCCTACTAAACCTGTAGACGTAGATTTTAAATATCGTTGTGCTATAGGAAACAATAGGTTTAACTACGCTAAACAAAATGGATATAAACAAATAGAATGTGTTTATGTTCCAAATTGGCAAGACAAAGATGCAGTATTAGAA